GTCTAATTTAGGCCAGCAATCTTCTGAATTGGTTGACTACGGATTACTACAATGAACAAAGCAGAGCGAGCAAAAACGCTCCTAACTGATGATTGGTTCAAGGGTGAATTAGATGCGTTAAGATCGCAGTTCATTACAGAGATCCTTAACTCCAGAGAATCAGACATTGAAGAACGTGAGAAAGCCTACTTGAAAGTAAGGTTTCTTGATGAAATAATTGCACATTTCCAGTCCATTGCTGATAGCGATCAAATCGTTAAGAAGCGGTGGAAAATTCTGTGAATCCGTACCGATTCGGTTAATCGGAAAATTGAAGGAAGCAAATGGCAGAGAACACCGAGCCGCAAGGCAGTGGTTCAATGACTGTGAATCAAGCAGCACAATCCTTTCTTGGATTGATGGATGCTCCGCAGGAATCCGAACAGGAAGCTCCTGAAGAGCAGATGTCACAAGAGGAAGAAGCTGAACCTGAAGAAGCTCCACAAGAAGAGGAAGCTCCTGAACCGCAGCGATTCCGGGTGAAAGCCGCTGGAGAGGAAAGAGAGGTAACCTTTGATGAACTTGTGGATGGCTATCAAAAGGGTCTTGACTACACAAAAAAGTCACAAACGCTCGCAGAACAACGTAAAGCCGTTGAATCTGAGCGATTGGCTGTTGAACAGGCGAAGCAAGCACGTGATGCCTACGCGCAAAGACTAAACCTGATCGAGCAATTCCTGACCCAGCAAAACCAGGGCGAGAACCTTGAGGCGCTCAAGGAATCAGACCCTATTGGCTACGCAGTCAAGTTCGCAGAGAAGACGGAACGCGAACAACAACTGGCAAGAGTAAAAGCAGAACGTGAGCGACTGCTACAACAGCAATACCGCGAACAACAAGCCCAACTTGCACAGCGTGTTGAATCCGAGCGTCAGCGAGTGACTGAGATCATTCCTGATTACGCGCACCCAGAAAAAGGGAACGTAATCAAGAAGCAGATGCGTGACTATGCAACAAGTCTAGGCTTTTCTGAAAATGAACTGTCTCAGGCTTATGATTCCCGCATGATCCAAGCTCTTTGGGAGGCTTCGCAATATCGCAAGCTACAAGCCCAAAAGCCTGACGTAACCAAGAAAGTCCAAGAAGCGCCAAGGATGCTTAAACCAGGCGTCGCAGCAACTCAAAAGGCTGCGGGTGACGAGCAGACGAAAAAAGCTCATGCACAGCTAAGGAAGTCAGGAAAAGTCTCCGACGCTGCTGCTCTGTTTGAACGTCTACTTTAAGGAATCAAAATGCCTCAGTTTCGTACCTATGCCGCAGTTGGTATGCGGGAAGACCTGTCGGATGTGATCTATAACATCTCTCCGACTGACACGCCTTTTATGTCCTCGATTGGAAAGACCAAAGCTACGGCGGTCTACCATGAGTGGCAAACCGATTCGTTGGCTGCTGCTGCCGCTAACGCTGCTGTTGAAGGCGCTGATGCTACGGAAGCAACGCTGACCGCAACGACCCGTGTTGGCAACCGCACCCAGATCAGCCAGAAGACCGTTGGTATTACTGGCACCCTGGAAGCTGTTGACAAAGCAGGCCGTAAGTCTGAAAAGGCTTATCAGTTGGCTAAAGCCTCCAGCGAAATCAAGCGCGATATGGAGTTCACGTTGCTGAACAATACCGTTCAGTCAAACGGTACTGCTGGCTCTACGGCTCGCGTTTTGGGTGGTTTGCAAACTTGGTTGGCAAGCAACACCAGCAACGGCACTGGTGGCTCTGCTGGTGCAAGTGGCACGACTGCTCGCACTAACGGCACTGACCGTACTTTCACCGAAGCTCTGTTGCAGAGCGTTGTGAAGTCTGTCTTTACCTCTGGTGGCTCTCCCAAGGTGCTGATGGTCACTCCGTCCCACAAGCAAACCGTGTCGGCTTTTGCTGGCATCGCTGCACAGCGTTACATGGCTCCTGCTGATGCTCCTACGACCATCATTGGTGCTGCTGACGTTTATCTCAGCGATTTCGGTTCGATGAGCGTTGTTCCTAACCGCTTTATGCTGTCGGGCAATACTGCATCTGATGTGGCCTTTGTGCTTGATCCTGAGTACGCTGCTGTTGCTTACCTGCGTCCGTTCTTCACGAACGACCTGGCTGTTACCGGTGACTCTGCCAAGACTCAACTTCTGGTTGAGTACACCTTGGAAGTCAAGACCGAAGCCGCTCATGGGATCGTGGCAGACCTTTCGTAATCTGTCTTAACAACAGTACAACGGATCAGGGGAAACTCTGGTCCCTTTTTCACATGAACATCAACGAAATAGCAAAGCAAAACAATTTCCGTTCACGTAAAGCTCATGCTACGGATAACGGTGAAGTTGTCATCGAGACTGTCCAAGATGTCTCTGGAATCGTTGAAAGCAATAAACGAGAGTTCAACTCGTATGATGAAAGAACTAGGTGGTCAAATCATCTGTTTGGGAATAAAATCGCAAGTATTCCGCTAACGGTGATCGACCAGTTGAACAAGGATGGAATCATGCGCGGATTCCACATCCTTGACCAAAAACGTTTCAAGGCGTGGTTGAACGAACGAGACAATCAAGCCTTTAGAACCCGTCCTGGGAGGATTTAATGCCTTTCACCAGTTTCAGCGATCTCAAGACATCCGTTGCCAACTACCTGGCTCGGACTGACTTGACGGATCAAATTCCAGACTTTATTACGCTTGCAGAGAACCGTCTTCGCAGGGAACTTCGCATCCGTCAGATGCTGAAGATTGCCACTGCATCGACCACTGCAAACGACTCAACTGTTTCTTTGCCAAGCGACTTTCTTGAGTTAAGAGACATCCATCTCAACACGACTCCGATTGAGGCGCTTACTTATTACGCACCAAGCATATTTTTCAGGAATGCAAGGGCAACTGACACTGGAAGACCGAAGGCTTACACAATCACAGCTTCCGAGATTCAGTTCGCCCCGATTCCTGACTCTGTAATGACGGTTCAGTTGCTTTACTACGCAGCACCAACCTATCTGTCATCGACTAATGCATCCAATGTGTTCTTGGCGAACTGCCCAGATGCCTTGTTGTATGCATCTCTTGGAGAGGCAGAGCCTTATTTGATGAACGATGAGAGGCTGTCTACTTGGGCAGCACTGTATCAACGTGCAATTGATACTTTGACGGTTTCTGATGACCGTGGCGAGTATTCTGCACAACCATTAGCAATGACGCTGGCAAAGAGGTAAATCATGGCTGAAATGAGCAACTATCTGGAGAATGCGCTTATCAACGCAACTCTGCGGAACACTTCCTACACTTCCCCAACCACTGTCTATCTGGCTCTGTATACGACAGATCCAACTGATGCGGACACGGGAACTGAAGTTTCTGGGAATGCCTATGCTCGGCAATCCATCACGTTTGGAGCGCCAAGCAATGGGGTTTCTACTAATTCAGCAGCAATCGAGTTTCCACAGGCCACTGGCTCATGGGGAACGGTTGCCTACGTTGGCATTAGAGACGCCTCTAGTGCTGGAAATCTTTTGTATCACACACCTTTGGACGCATCGAAGACGATTGCAACGGGTGATGTGTTCCGAGTTGCAATTGGTTCCCTGAGCGTGACGCTGGCCTAATGGCTGATTTGCTCCCACCGTGGACGATAGACTCACTTGACAATCTCAAGGCGAGTCTAGACGATCTCACGCTAACGCTTGATTCTCCGTTATACGACACAAGCGTTACAAGGTGGGATGCTTACGCATCTGTAAGTGTTACCGCAACTGCGACGGCAGATGGAATCAGGGTTCAATTTGGATCAGGATCGGTGGACGCGAATGCTAGCGTTTCTGCTCAAGCCATTAGAGTCCAATTTGGTGCTGGAGACATCCAAGCAGCAGCAACCGTTGTTGCAGAAGCAATCAGAGTCCAATTCGGTACAGGCGTCATCGAGGCCGTTGCCACGTTTGTTGCAGACGCAATACGAGTCCAATACGGACAAGCCGATGTCTCAGGACAAGCAACAGTAACTGCTGACGGAACAAGGGTTCAATTTGGTGCTGGATCAATCACCGCAGATGCCACTGTTTCATGTTTTGGTGGAATCGTTGCAGGTGGTGTTGCATCAATCACGGCTGAAGCAACTGTCACAGCAGATGGAATTCGCGTAAGGCTTGCAGATGCCTCAATAACGGCTGATGCGACGGTTTCTTGCCTTGGTGGGTTGGTAGCGGGTGGAGACGCTCAAATAACGGCTCTGGCGCTTGTTTCTTGCCTAGCAAATGCCACATTTTCAGCATACGCCTCGATAGCAGCAAACGCAGATGTAAGTTGCATCGGATTCAAGCAAGGTCAGGAATGGAGTCCTGTAACACCTGGAACTAACACTTGGACAGACTCAAGTGCTGGATCAACGTCTTGGACTGATGTTCCTGAAGACGAAACGACATGGACAGACATTACTCCGGGATCTAATTCCTGGACAACTCAAAGTGCAGGATCGACAACATGGAGCAACGTATAACTTTTGGTGAGTGGTTGCCAGATCAGCCTGGAATTGCTGGGGCCTTGCAAGCTGCTTACAACGTCTATCCGCAACAGGTTGGATATGGTCCAATTCCGTCTTTAAGTGATTACTCTAATGCGGCATCAGAAAACCTTATCTCAATCACATCAGGAAAGTTCTCTGGAAGTTCTTATCTTTTCGCTGGTGGTGCTACTAAGCTCTTTAAGTATGACTCTGCAACCCGGAATCTAAGCAACGTCTCAAAAGTTGGAGGCTATTCTGGCTTAACATGGAATTGGGCACAGTTTGGCAAAGTGTTGCTTGCAGCCAATGGTGCAGAGAAAATCCAAGCATGGACTCTTGGGACATCGACTGCTTTTGCTGATGTAGCGGCTGCGGCTCCTATTGCTAAGTTCGTTGCGGTTGTTCGTGACTTTGTTGTTGCGGCGCACATTGCAAGCTATCCAAACAGAGTGCAATGGTCAGACATCAACGATGAGACGGATTGGACTTCTGGTCCTGCAAGCCAATCAGATTATCAAGACCTTCCTGATGGTGGAGACATTCAGGGAATTACTGGTGGAGAGTTCGGAATAATCCTGCTTGAAAGAGCGATTGTCCGAATGTCCTATATCGGAAGTCCGCTGTTTTTCCAGTTTGATGCAATCTCTCCGGTGATCGGGTGCTATGAGGCAGGAAGCATCGCTCAGTATGGAAATCTGACATTCTTCCTGTCAGATGACGGGTTCTATGTCTGTGATGGGCAGTCTGTTAAGCCAATCGGAGCAGAAAAGGTAGATCGCTGGTTCTGGAATGACCTTTCTCCAACTGCTGTATCAGCGATTTCTGCTGCTATTGATCCTGTCAAGAAGGTCGTTCTTTGGTGCTATCCAAACACAAGTGCAGGGTATTCCCTGCTTATCTACAACTGGCAGTTGGCACGATGGTCTTATGGATCAACTGACGCCAACTATGTAGCGAGCACTGCAACGGCTGCTGTGACGTTGGAAGGTCTGGATAACTATTCGGCATCAATTGACGCTCTGACGGTATCTCTGGATGCTAGACAGTGGCTTGGTGGTCGATTGGTATTTGCTGGCATTGAAGGAAACAAGATTGTTACCTTTGAGGGCACTGCGACAACTGCGAAGATAGAGACGGGAGATTTGGCCTCTGGAACTGCGTCCATCGTTAAGCTCGCAAGGCCTCAAGTGGACAATGGATCTGCTTCTGTTTCTGTTGCAAGCAGAGAGATGCTTGATGATCCGATAACATTCTCTACCGCTGTTGCAGCATCCAGCGAAAACAGA